ATATATAACAACTTCGTTTTTAAAAGTTGTAATTTTTTTTATCTTATTTGGTTTACTGTCAATATTATTGATGGTGAAGCTGGTATGTTTCCTGTTGGTGCTATGTATTGATATGTTGTATTATTGCTATCCGATTGATATGCTAATTCAAAATAATCACCTGCGCTTCCACTATCCCATAAGTTTAATGCTATTACGTCTTTATGGTTTGAAGCTATGGTTACATATGTTGCAGTGTTTGGTACATTTACACCGTTCTTTTTCAACCACACAGCTAAATTACCTTCACCACTACCCTGTACTGCTTGAATACTAAATTGTAAATTGTAATATGCAACGTCTGTATTAGCTAAGTTAATATGTGAGCCAGAAGTTATGTTAATTGAGTTAATTGGAACAGTATTATCAAATTGGAATGCTCCACTTACGTTTGCACTACCACTTTGAGTTACAGTAGAATAAAATGCACCTACATCAAATAATGCCGGTAAAGCAGATTGATATGATGTATATGTTACTTCACCTGTTGTTTGGTTGTATGCTAACAAAGCACTACCTGTTCCTTGCGGGAATGCACTACCTGATTGAATTGATAAGCTGCCTGATAATGATGTAGAACCACTTACATTAAGAGTTCCCTCTACAAATGTGTTAGAGCCGGAATCAATTAAGAAACCAGTCTTTCTTGCAGCTGTTCCTGTACCTGTACCAACTGCGAAAACAGTTTCAGCAGTTTGGTCTTTTGTTCCATCAATAGCATTCCATCTACCAACATATACTGAACCCCAATCTGCTGCTGTTGCTCCTGCTGGTATTGTATTTGTACCTAAAGCTATTAATGATTGCCCTAATAAGATTGTAGAATGAATTTGTGCATTATTTCCATTTAATGATGCAGAAATTACGTTGCTACCACCAATCATCGCACTATTAACAATAGTTCTTTGTGATGGGAATGTGGTGTTAGAGCCCGATGCAAATATTGTACTACCACCAATTGATAGAATTGCTGAAGTACCAACTGCTGCATTACTTGCACTAAGTGCAGATGGGAAATATGAGTTATTAATTGTTAATTGCCCTTGCTGAACCGTTCCAGCCAATTGAATAGATGAACTATCCATATTTAGGGTAGCTGTTCCACCAATATTATTTTGAGTTATAGAAACTGATGCTGATAAAGGAGTTTTATATGCAGTTGCACTAATACTACCATTTATATTATTATTAGTCATAGTTAAACCACTTACCGCTTGTGTAAATGGTGTACCTACTGCAGTACCCAATTGAATACCATTTGCTGTCGAGTTACTTAATATGTTACCACTAAATGTGTATGCTGATGAAGAAACAGGTATTCTCAATAGCATTCCCGTAACAACAATATTATTACTCATCGAAGGTGAGAATGCTGCGGAGCCTGTTATTTGTGGTAGTGTTAATCCATAGTAGTTTTGTGAACCACCAACATATCTATTAAACGTTGCAGTTGGTGCTGCTGCATTTGTCCATATGTTATTACTACCTGATACAATAGTTGTACCTGTATTACTATTATTCTTAAAAATCAAGTTAACAAAGTTTGTACCTGATGATGAAGATATATGTGAAAGAGATGCAGTTGTATTTGTAAATCCTGAAGGTGCTAATGATAAGCTACCTGAATGTGATTGTAAAGATATTGCCTGTGTGTTAATACCATTACCACCAGCATTAGTAGGTCCAACTCTCGTTCCTGCATCTGATGCAAATTCAATATTGTTTAGTGAAGAAATAAATTTAACACTACCACTTCCACCAAACTGTCCGTTGTTCGTAAATGAAAGGTTACCTTTAGCAGTTACGTTATTTTGGAATGCATCCAATACTAAATTAGTTTGACCTGATACTGCTGTTGATTGTATTGTTACATCAGTATTTCCTGCGGTTGTAATAGTTTGAGAAGAAGTAAATGTATTTCCTCCTAATGTTGCAAATATACCATAATCGGTAATTTGTGCTGAAGATGATACAGTTCCTGCTGGCACACTACCACTTCCACCACCACTACCTGTGATTGCGTTTATTCTTGCATCTACGGAAGCAGAGAATGTAGAATCAATTGGAGAACTACCTAACCAAGTTATTGCTGCAGTACTATTAAGTGTTAATCCACCATTAATGTAAAGAAATGCTCCTATATCAGTATTACCATTTAATTTAGTTGATGTTGCAGGGTTAACTACTAAATCACCACTAATCAAAGTATTACTTGCAGTAATTGCTGCATTAAAGTTTTGAACTCCTGTAAATGTATTTGAGCCTGTTGTTGCGAATGAGCCAGTATTAAATGTACTTCCACTAACATCAGGTATATTAACTGCGAATGTACTTGCATCTCCTTTTGTAAATGTTAAGTTACGAGTTCCGTTATCAAATGATGCGGTTACTAATGAACTTGCAGTAATTGCTGAAGTTGCAAACGATGCGGTTGCTGCTATAATAGCATTTACTTTAGCATCGTTAGATTGTGTATAAGCGTTAAATTCTGCTTGAGATGCGTAATTGGTATCTAATGATGCAGTAAATGCTTCTAATGAATTTATTCTTGCATTAGTTGATGCAGTGTATGCATTAAAACTACCTGTATCTGTCTTAGTTGTGTCAGAATTGATTGTGATATCTGCAATTGCTCCACCTACGTTTGCTACAATACTTGCAGTAACGAAAGAACCACCACCAAAGTTTAAACGTGTAGATATTCCTTTAACAACACCTCTCTCCTGTATTTGATTTATAGAAGATGTAAAAGATTCCAATGCAGCTGTTTCAGCTTCCAAAGAATTTAATCTACTATTCGCAGAAGATGTGAATGAATTTAATGCTTGAATCGATTGACTAGCCGATGCAGTAAAAGCATTCAATGCTGCAAAAGATGGTTGCTGAGATGAACTGAATGCTTGTAAAGCACTTATTGAACTATTCCAACTTGCACTATCAGCATTGTATGATAACTCATCTACTAATGAGTCAATCATGTCAACGTTGAAACTTCTCAAATCCGATGGCGATATTTCACCACTATTATTATTTGGAAAGTTTGTATTGTTTACTACCTTTAAGGCCTGTTTTGAAATTTCTGCCATTGTATATGTTATTTTAATCTAATATAATATCAAATCCATCAGAGTATCCACTATCAAATGCACCACCGCCTGTTCTGTTTGGTGATTCAATTACTCCAATGCCCTGCTGCATCAAATGTCCTTTACAACATTTAACATCGTATGTATCTGATTCCAAACACAAACATGCTCTTCTGCTATTCTTAGGTGAACTTAATCCCAAAGTAGGCCCAATATATATACCGCTTTGATTCTCTCTATTGACAGAATAACGCAGATTTCCATTTCTACTATTTGACCATTTTCCCATTGATACTTTGTTTATTAGAATAACAACTTCAGAAAGATAAATTGTTATCGGTTCTTTATTTTAGCAACATTTTCATTATGCATCAAAGTTTCAACAAATGCTTTATCTGCTTTATAGCATAAGTATAACAGGCATTTCTCTAAGGGTTCTTTTGTAATAGACTCGAATTTGGTAATGTCCCCTGCGGCAAGCTCAACAATTGTAGCATATGATGACCACTTCTTTGCAAAATTGGCTTGATGTTGGGAGGAAGCTCCATCTCCATCGTAGATTTCAGGGTATCGCTCAGCAAGTCCGTTAATAAATTGTATAAAAAAAAAAGTGCGCCAAAGTGTACGCTCATTGGAACATCTAAGAATATGCTATGGTTCTCATCACCTGAATATGTTTTAATACTATACATATCGCCCTTCTTATCCTTTACAGGTCTATATAATACACGCATTACCTTTGCCCAATTCTCATCTATTTGTATTTGCTGAAACTTAGTAATGTCCGAATAAGCACCATATGTCATTTGAGATAGGTTAGGCTCGAATCCGTATTCTACTGCATCTATTGTTATGAATCTTTGTAATGGTAAATCAGTCTTGCCTAAGAATGCACCTAACTCATTCTTAATCATATTATAATCATCTACTCCCAATCCTTTTAGGTATTCAACAGGTAGATTACATAAGTGCAATAAGAGCAGGGCTAATGTTGCTTCTTCATCATCTTCATATGATTTTAATTCGTTCTGCAATACCAACCACTTCTTTAAAGTGATATCATCATAGGATGTAGGTATTCTTAATTCTACTTCTTTTACCATATATTGTTTTGTTTTATTATTAACATTAATTGTTTTATTTTGGCATCACCATTCTTTACATAAGCATCCATTGCTATTATCTTTGCTTTTAATTCTTCGTTCTCTTCTCTTAGTGATTGAGCAAATAGAATTAAATCTCTTATCTCCTCTTCATTCCACGTTTGTTGTTTATCTAATACTGATGACATACTTTCCTTTGTTTGTTGCTTTTTGTGTTAACTTCATCATTGCTACATATCTCGCAGCATCCAATAAGTGGTCCAGGCCACCTTCGGGTGTGTCAGTTACATAACCATATTTGTCAGTTGCGTATTGATAGGCATACATTTCGTTGATTAGATTTTGTGATTTCTTATGTACATGCAGCTTATGATTCTGCAATACTGATATTCCGAACTTAATACTATCAGGTCCTTTCTTAACTGCTTTTGCATTGAATCCCATACGATATAGTTCTTCTATACTACGAGGTTCTGATGAATCACACCATATCTCTTCTTGCTTTGTTATATCTAGCCTATTTAATTTGTCTGCAATATCCTTTAGCACTAATCCCTTCTCATATAGTATCTCTTCTAAATAAAGGTTATCACCATTCTTATAAACTGCTACAACGGCAGTAGGGTCTTGACTATAGCCCCAATCTAGCCCGAATGCTACGAACTCCGCTTCATACTCTTCAACTGTTTCGAATGTATATATTGCTTTATCATTTGCAGCAAACTCACCTTTACCGTAGATAGTCCACTGCTTCGGGTTTTTAAATTGCAGTTCTTCAATTGCTCTAACCATTTCCTTTGGCAAATAGATGTTATCCTTATATGTGGTAACATACCTATCACAATCCTGCATCTGTCTTAACCAATGGTATGGTGATACAGTTGGGTTGTATGCTAATATGATTCTGCCTGTTGTACGAATACTTAACTGAAAATAACTTTCTTCATCTAATTCCGATGCTTCATCTATGAATAAGATATCACTCTTTAATCCTCTTAGCTTCTCCGGGTCATCTGAATTAATAAACTGAACTAAACTATCACCTAACTTATATGTTCTGTCCGTAGTGTTCCAATCGTTCTCATTCCATATTCCTAATCCTTTCAGTATATCGGTGAAATCTTTGATTATAGTACGTTTAAGCGATGGAATGGTTCTACGCACCACTGTTATAGTTTGCGTTGATTCTAGACCCCTTACAATGAGAAATTGGAGTATTGCATAAGTCTTTCCACTACGTGTACCACCTATGTGATGTGATACTCTGGCATTTGATTCTAAAAGATTCTCAAATGTGATTGTAGTATTAATCGTTACTTCCACTCTTATTTATATTTACTGATATGGATTGTATCTTCTGCTCTATCTCTGCTCTCATCTCTGTCCTACTTAATTTAGGCATATTGAACTCTAATAACTTAATTGCTAAATCAACTGCACCCTTTGGGTCTTTCTTTACCATCTCTTCCATTATCTTTGGTAACTCATCTAATACTTTATTTGTTGCACGAGCTACTGATAACTTCATCATCTCTGTCGAGCGGTTGATAGCGCCTGGCGGTCTACCCTTACTTAATTGATGTCCTTTTTCAAACTTAGCCATTATTTCTCATTATTTAAATGGTATATACATATA